CGTGCCAGCTTCACGGCAGCGCAGGCGTCATTTCTGGCGCGGGCAAGTTCTACGATTCGGCGCGCGAGGCGATCGACGCGGCTATGACACGGGAGGCGCGATGCGCAAACTGACCGCGTTTGATTGGGCCTGCCTTGCGGTTCCAGTCGCGGCGGGAATTGCGTACCTGATCTCCGAGATTTTTTGAAGTGACCAGCAACATCGAAGAATTCATGCGCGCTTCGGCGCGCTATTTTTTTGGGGCATCGGTATGATCCGCTGGCTGACAATATCCAAATTCGCCGCCGAGAGCGGCTACAGTGAGAAAGCGATCCGGCGCAAAATCGAAGATCGCATCTGGCAGGAAGGGAGCATCTGGCGCAAGGCGCCGGACGGCCGCATCATGATCAACACAGAAGGATATGAAGAATGGGTCGAGCGGGGCGGGGTGTTAAGGCAGGTTCAGCCACGAGTATCGAAATCACGTTCCAGTACAACGGAAAGCGCTGCCGCGAGCGCATCCCGTTGCCTCCTACAGCCGCTAACCTAAAGCGCGCCGAGCAGCACCGCGCAAACATCCTCTACGAGATCTCGCGCGGCACCTTCGACTATGCCCAAGTCTTCCCGAAGTCGGATCGCGCGCGCGAGCATGCGCGGCTCCCAGGCGACGTGTTGCTCACAGGGAAGTATCTAGAGGAATGGTTTGACAGGAAGAAACCGAAGCTGGCGGCAAGCACGCGCCGCGACTGGAACGGAATCGTCCTGAATCTGCTGATCCCGAAGTTCAAGGAAACAGCCCTCTCCGCGCTCACGCGCCGCGACATCAAGAAGTGGCTTGAGGATCTCGACCTGACGCGCACCAAGCCGCTCTCGAACAAGCGCCTGGCGAACATCCAGACGGTCATTCGGGTGGCGCTCGGCGATGCCGTCGAAGACGGTCTAGTCGAGGCGAATGTGCTGGGCGGCTACACGTACTCGCGAGAGTTGCCGCAGCACATCGAGGAGCATGACGAGGACACCGTCGATCCGTTCTCGATTGAGGAGCAGTCGGCAATTCTCAAGGAGCTTGCACCTCAGACCGCGAACTTCATCAAATTCGCGATCTGGTCTGGGCTTCGAACGAGCGAACTCATTGCACTGAACTGGCGAGATGTCGATTGGCGAAAGGGATTTGTGCGCGTCAGAAAAGCGATGACGAAGGCGGCTAAGGGCGACGTCGAGACGACGAAGACGCGCGCGGGCCGACGAGATGTGAAGCTTCTCGCGCCGGCGCTGGAGGCATTAAACGCTCAGAAGGCATTCACCTATCTGCAGAACGACGCCATCTTCCATAATCCGAGAACAGGCACGCGGTGGACGGGCGACAACCAGATATGGGACGTCTGGCAGACGGCGATCCGCAAGGCGAAGGTCCGCTACCGGAAGCCGTACAACACGCGGCACACGTATGCCTCGATGATGCTTTCCGCGGGCGAGCATCCGATGTGGGTAGCGAAGCAGATGGGGCACGCCGACACGGCGATGATCATGCGAGTCTACGGGCACTGGATGCCCGATGCCGACGCCTCTGCCGGCTCGAAGGCGGTCGCCATCTTCGCGGCGGTCCAGAAAAACGAGAATACCGGCACTGACTGAAATGACAACATAAGGACAACGAGAAGCCGGAGAGCCTTGCTGGCTATCAAGACGAGCGGGTTCGAGTCCCGCCCTGGGCACCATAAGGCCATTGATTTAATTGGCTTTTTTCTCCGGCGTTGTCAAAAAATGCCCCTCGATTTCCCTGTTTTTCCCATCGAAATGACAGCGTAGCGCCAACATCGAATAGGGCGAGATACACGGCGCGGATTCACGCCGCGGCTGACTCATCGGGCTGCCAGTGGCCTGCCCCTCCGATGCGGACGCCAGCCCACATCAACCACGCCCGCCAGCGCGGCACGCCGGTCAGCAGCGACGCCTCCTTCAGCACGGCATCTGCCACCGCACGCGGCACCCAATGGTAGGTATAGATCGCATCGTGCACGACGGATGCGAGCGTGCTGGTGTCGCCGCACAACCAGTAGACGAGCGGCGCGCGGGGGACCGACGCATAGTCCGTGATGAAGCCAGCCGGCACGGTGAAGGTCTGGTCGGCGATGTCCGACTGATAGACGAGCGGCGCGGTCAAGCGCCACTTCCCGTCATCCATCAAGCTGGCGTTCTCGACCTGAAGCTCGGTCAGGAACGCGCTCATTGAATCGGCGCGCTAGAAAGCGGAGTCGAACCGGAAGCAGCTGCGGCCGCGCTTGCCTTCGAAGCAGCTGCGGCGTTCGTTACGACAGCCTGGACGATCGGCTGTGCCAGCTGCAGGCCGAGAAGCACGGCTGGCTGATTCGGAATGGCAGGAACCGCAGCAACGATAGCAATCAGCGCTGGGAACGCATCGGCATTGAACGACTGCAGATCGGCGAGATCGACGGCCGCGGCTGCCGAGCACGCGGCGTTGAATTTCGGCTGAATGGAAGTGACGACCGTGCTCTGCTGCGCCGGCGAAAGGATCGCGAGACCAACGGCGCTCGTCAGCACGTCGAGATCTGCCTTGACGATCGGGCAGACTTGTTGCGCGAGCTGCGCAGGCGGAATGACCGGAATCGATACCGGCTTCAGTTGCACGGTCGAGCATGCGGAGAGCAAGAGCGCGACGAAGCCTGCGACGAGCAGCATGATGGTGCGTTTCATAGTGATTTCCTTCGAGATGTGCCGCGCGCGCGGCGAGAGTTACGGCTGGACGATTTGCTGCGACTGGGCCGACGAAGCGGCCCGCGATTTCAGGAAGTTGATGCCACCGTGCACGGCGTACGCGATCGCGCCGGCGACGAGGACTGAGACGCTCTCTGGCACCGGCACATGGAATGCCGTGCTGAGCGCCCAGCTAACTGCTGGCTCAAGGGTCGCGGCGCTGATGGTGATGCCGCCGGTTACGATGCTGGATGACGGGTTCATAGATGCCCCTACGAATCGGCCAGAGGCCGGTGAGAAATCTTGTCGCTCCAGCGCGCCGCGTCCGCGACGACGTCGACGTTGAAGCTCTTGAAGTTGCCCAGATGCCCCGCGAACAGATGGCAGTTGACGCCGCCCTTGTTCGCCTCACAGAGAGTCACGAGATTGTTCGGGTCGAGCTCGAGATCCGGATGCAGATGGAAAGGCCGGATGTGATGCACTTCGAGCTTCTCGGTGCCGCCGCACACAGCGCAGGCCGGTTGCAGCGTGAGGTGATGCTTGCGGATCGTCCGCCAGTGCGACGAACGTTTCGCCGCGACGGGATGCTTGCCCTTCGCGGCGTCGACGAGGTGCTTGATGATTGGCATGGTCGTAAACGAAAAAACCGCCCGAAGGCGGTTGAGAGTTGGTCCGAGAAGCGAGTGATCAGGAGACGCTGAGGAGCATTCGAGTGCCGACCGAAACGGCGATCGTGCGGCTATCGGTTGCGCCGCTGCTCGTGGTGATGGTGATCGTCACCATGTAGGTCGCGCCGCTCGTGCCACCGCCGAGCCAGAACGTGACGACGCCAGCGGACGTCGATGTCACCTTTCCGGACGGATTGACCGTGATCCCGACATCGGCCGTGACTGTGGCGTCCGTGATCGTCTCGCCGGACACGAGCCATGCAGACCAGTCGATGTCGTACGGAAGAATCGCGGCCGGCGCTTTAGGCGGCAGCTGCTGAGAAAAACTCATGAGGCTCCTTATGCTTTAACGCGCCGCGATTCCGCCGGCACTACAAATCTGCGCGACTCCGCCGACACCGTCACGCGCCGCGGCTCAGAGGCGACGACGATGCGCCGCGATTCCACCTCGACGCCAAGCGCTCGGCTCTCTTCCGGCACCACAAGACGCGTCCCGGCGTGCACAACCTCGACGACCATCCACGCACGTATTTCACCAGTCATGCCATCGAGCACGCCCGAGATGGTCGCCGTCACGCCAGGCGCTTCCTGCACCTGCGCGACGAATGCGCCCGACACGCCTACGAGCTCACCTGAGAGCGCCGCGCTGAGACTCTCCCCTGCTGAGATCGAGCCCGACGCACCATCAAGCACCCCCGCCAACGCGCCCGTCAGCGTCACTGACGCCGAAATCGAGCCGCCTACACCCGCCAGCACGCCAAATATCTCAGCGCCTACGCTGTCTATCACGCGCGCCACGATGCTGCCTGTCACGCCCGTCAGTGCACCTGCCACAGCGCTGTCGATCGACTCACTCGCCGCAACTGCACCCACGACGCCTACGAGCGACCCGCTGATTGACGCCGGGATCACTTCGCCGGCCTGGACTGCACCGCTCACGCCGGACAGCGCGCCATTCAGAGCTGCAACGACTGTTTCGCCCGCTGAGATTGCGCCCGAGACTCCGGCCAGTGAGCCCGACAGCGCAGCGCTGATTCCCTCGCTCGCAGAGATCGATCCGTTGACGCCCGAGAGCGCGCCCGAGAGCGACGCCGCTATGGTCTGCGAGGCGGACAGCGCGCCGGTCACGCCTGATAGACCGCCGGCCATCGCAGCAGAGAGACGCTCAGACGCCGAGATCGAACCCGTTACACCAGCGAGCGTGCCCGCGAGTGTCGCGCTCAGGCTCGCCGCTGCCGCGAGATACTTGACCGCGTGCAGCATCACGTTGAACGAAGATCCAACGTTCGTCGTGATCGTCGCTTTAATCGTCAGCGTCTGAGATGCCGAATTGGCCGCCCAGGTGATCGTCGTCGAGTAAAACTTCTGGTTGCCACTTCCGGTCGTGCCGGGCGAGACGGTGTAGGCGGTCGCACTGCCGTCAGATAAGGTCGCGGTGAGCGTGCACGCGCTCGAATACGCCGCCCAATAGATCGTCGCCGTTCGGCTCGTCGTATCGGCGGGCAGGACGATTTGATAGCCCTGCCCCGTCGCGGTCGTGTTGTCGACGTAGATGCCGCCAGCCAGCGCCGTCGCCGATGCCGTTGGCGTGCCATCCGTCCACGTCATCTTCGGGCCGTCTGTGTAGCCCGTCCACGTCACACCTGAACCGATCAACGTCGGCAATCCGATCGTCGAGCCGCCGCCAGACTTCCGGTTGACGGACGTCGCCGACTGTGGAAACTGAATCCAATCCGTCTGAGCCGGCGATGAGAGGTTGAAGGTCTCAGTGCCGGCGAGGACGGTATTCGAGCCGGTCAGAGTGCCCACGGTTCGCCCTTATGCGTTGCCTTCGTTCAGCACGCCAGAGCTAACCTGGACGGTGGCGTTTTGGACAATCGAGGTCGTCGGCATCTGAACGACGCCGGTGCCTGCCGCCGTGGTGCTCAAATCGAAGTCGGCGACAAACGTGCCGCCCGACGTCGTAAGACGCGCCCATGTGGCCGTCCCGGTTGCCGACGCGGTCGCATTGCCGATCGCGCCGAAGGTCAGCACGCCATTCGAGATAGTGCCGAGCGTCGCCGCGCAGGTGTGCGCCGAAAGTGCGGTCGTGGCCGTGCCTCCGGTGGCGGGCTGCGTTCCGCCGTAGAGCGTGAGTACCGCATTCGCGCCAGCCGCGTTGACGATCTGCGTGAGGCGATTGTTGCGAACGGTCGCGGAAAGTCCGATTTGCATGAAAGATCCTTTGGCTCAGATGCCGATTGCTTTCTTCGCGGCTCCGTACAGCGCTAGCCGGTCGGCCGCACCATTCGTCCCGCCGTTGATGATCTTGGTGATGCGATCGAACTGCTCGAGATCGGCGTATCCGTTCAAGCCGTGATTGGCCCACCACCAGCCGGCCGAGCTCGACGCGTTCGCCGGCTGCTCGAGAAACTCGGGATGAGTGATCAGGTCGAGGTCGAGTCCGATGCTCGCGAGCTGGTAATTCCGGCGGCCAGTGATCTGGATTAAGCCGCGGCCCATGAAGCGCTTGCCGTCGCCTGGCTGGCTGTTGCCGAGATCCGCCCGGCCTTCGTAGCGCGTCTGCGCGGGCGTCGGGCCCCAGATCTCGCGCACGTAGACAAGGCCGCCGGACTCATGGCCGATCTGCGCGAGGAACGCGGCCACGCGCCGCGGCGTGTTGATCGCGAAGCGGTCGCACGTAGCCTGCAGATGCGGAAGCCATTGCGCAGCACGCAGCTGCGTCGCGCCAGTGCCGGCGGACACGATCGTCGAGTTCAGTTCCATGTCACTCTCCGGGCCACTTGCCATGAGCGATCGCCCATACGAGCCCGGCGAACGTCAGAAACGGCGCGAGGTAGATCGTCGCGCTGCGAAGGAAGCGAGCTGTGCGCGCGAAGAACGTCGCGCTCTGCCCCGCGCGATTGAATATGTCTATGAGTGCCCGCGTGTTGCTCTCAATGCGAAGAGATCGCTCGTCCGCCGATTTCGTCAGCGCCGTGTTCTCCTCGATGGACTTGTGGACAGCCTCGAAGCGGCGATCAATCTGCGCTTGGAAGTCTTCGAACTTCTGGTCGATCATCGCGAACCGCTCCTCATGACTGAGTCGGCGCTCTGCGTGCGCGGGTGGATTCAAAAGGTGGCCCCGGAAATAAAAAAGCCGCCCGAGGGCGGCTTGTTGACCGAAAAATTGGACGCTCTTATGCGCTTGGCGGAGCCTGCATCCTGTGCACCGCCTTTGGTCTTTCAAAAAATCTAGCGACTGCTGAGCCGACCTTTATCATCGGCACTTCGATAAGGTGATACGTGACCACCGCACCCGCCGCTGTAGCGGCCAGCACTGCGAGCGGCACCAGGTGCGTGTTGACGATTGCATGCACCGTCTCGCGCGGCAATGTTTCGCTAAGGTAATCAGCTCCCTGAACGATCGGCACATGTAGCAGATAAACCGAATACGTGTAATCGCCAAGGTGCGACAAGCGTGCCGGCACCTTGTCCTCGAACAGCATCACCGACAGCATCAGGAAGAAAGCCGGCAAGCCCCACCCGATGAAACGCGGTAGCACAAGATCGAAGTGGTAAAGACGAACATCCATTCGAAGAACAGACATGCCGAACGGCGGCACCCAATCCGATGCGCGGGCCGCGACCACGAACAGCAGGCAACTGAAAACTAGCATTAGCCACCTGACGCGAACGAACTTCTGCCAGATGTCGCGGCGCATCCACAGGACGCCAATGAGCGCGCCGAGAGCAAACTCGACGACAATCGACGCGATGTAATACACCGTGTTGCCGATCGTCAGCGAGAACAGGCCGAGCGCGAGCGCAATGCATGCAGCGAGTCTCGTTTTCCATGGAGTCAGCAGGCAGATCGCCGTCAGGAGATAGAAATACATCTCGAAGTTGAGCGTCCATCCTGACAGAATTGCCGGATCCCACCAGCCTGTCGGACTCAGATATGGCTTAAATAACAGCGAGTCGACATACACGCTGAACCACATACTGCGGAACCAACCAGTCACAATGATTGTGATCAGCGCGTAGAGCGGCCAAATGCGGAAGAAGCGCCGAACAATAAAACCAAGCGTTGAGCGAATGCCGTGTGGCTTCGAATCGGTCGTGACGAGCATCAGAAATCCGCTGATGCAGAAGAAGACGTCGACGCCAATCGAACCGCAAATGCCATGTGCTGGCGAGCACTCGAGCGGGTTTCTGAACGGTAGATTCCAAGCCCAGGGCGGGAGGTGCGCGCCAAGCACAATCGCCGCAGCAAAAAAGCGCAGCAGTTGAACACTTTTAAGCATCTTGTAACACTTGGAAATCTAGACGCGCCATTCTAGCGGCTCCAGATCCCGATGCCTATTTTTTGTTCAAGGTGCGATTACGCCGAAGGCACCGCCGGCCATGTGACGGGCGTTTGCGTGAGATCGATGCGATTCACGGCGACGCGATACTGCTTCCACAGCTTGAGCAGCGCCGACTCGGCTGCCGTCGCCTCGTCGAGATCGACGGCATCTTGCAGGGGGGCGATCGCGATGGCGGCTTGCGCCAACAGCGCGTCACGCGTCGCCGTGTTGGCCGCGAGGATCTCGGCGGGCGACGGGGCCGGCGGAAGGTATTCAGCGAACGACGTGCCGTCGTAAGTCATGCCTTCGTGAACCGTATCGTCACACTCGACGAGCGCAGCGAAGAACTCAGGCGTGAATCGCCGATCGATCGGAATAGCGTTGCCCTCTTCATCCATCATCGGCGCGATGACTTCGACCACTCGGCCATCTTGCACATATGCATAGTTCATTACGCATACTCCTCAATAATTACGTAGCCTGCACCGCCAGAACCTCCGGCAAGCGCTGCCTGGGATCCGTTAATCGCAGCCCCCGAACCACCAGCGCCACGCGCGGTTGCTGGCTGACCAACGCTATTTCCAAATACGGGCGGACCGCCGCCGCCGCCCATCAATGGAGAAGGCCCGCCGCCGCCAGCTTGCACTTGCGTGGCGCTGGTGGCAACGCCAAGCGCGGCAGCATTACCCGCAGTAGAAATGATTTGTCCGACACTGGCGTTGAACGTCGGCGCAAGCCCTGGCGCCGCTGAAATCTGTATAAACGGCGGCGTTGAAGCGGTGCCGACAACGCCACCGAGTCCCCCCGGTGCCGTAATCAATGAGCCGAGAGAGGAAGCACCGCCAGCGCCGCCGTTACCATTGGCGCCGCCGAAGGCGCCGGCTCCGCCCACCGTAACGGCTTGCGATGCGCCGATCGTCGCGGCTGCAATCCGACCAATGCCGAGCGAACCGGATGCGCCACCGCTGCCCGCAGCTGCTTGCGTGGACGAAGTAGAGCCGGTTCCGCCTCCACCGCCGCCGCCCCCTTGAACCTTCGCGATGGCGAACGTCATCGTCGACGAGGGAACATACGTCGAGGCGCCCGTCGTTGTCGGCGTGCCGCCATCGATCGAAACGTTTTGCGTGCCGCTCACGTTGGTGTAGACGAGCGTGCGAATCAAACGACCGCTCGTCGCTTTCTTCAGATTCGCCAGCAGCGTCGAGGTCGTGCCGTCATCAACGGAGTTCGCGCCGGTTTGGTCAGCAGTGAACTGCGCGAGCACGGCCGCCATGATGCTCGACTGGCGAAACGTCTTGTTGATCTGTGCCGAGTTCGCTACACCCGACTGATAGCCATTGGTGAGAGCAGCGAGCGCAGCGTATACCGACTGTGAG